GAAAGCATGACCAAGATATTGATAGGCACAGCAGGTACAGTACTTACAGGTATATTAGGTCTAGTTGTAGTAATACTGCAAAAGTAATATGAAAATATTTGAATTATTTGAACAGACCATAGCACCCACACCTCCGGGGCAGGGCAGTACCTTATCTAGTACAACATCTACACAACAAAGTAACACTCCACAAACTCCTAACCCTACAGGAACACCTCCTACAACACCAGCAGGACAAACTCCTGCAAATCCTACTAATCCCATGGGACAGGATCCCAAACAACAGCAACAGATGCAACAACTTGCTCAACAAAGCAAAAGCAATTTGACAGACCTAGATAAAATAGCCGCACAGATCATAGGTTTGAAGCAGAAGCAACAGCAGATGCAACAACAACTTCAACAAACTACAACAGCATGAAAATACATCAACTGATCAGCGGCCCCTCCATTGTTCTTACAAACGAAGAAACTAAATTTGTTAAGAAGCATAATGATCAAGTTAAGATCACTAGTCTAGATGAACACGATCAGTGGTTGGCCCAGAATTTGGTACGCAAGGGCGTTTTTCAAATAAGTAAAGACAATAACACATTGACCAATACTTTAGATGAAAAACGTAGCCATTGAACTCTACAATAAAATACAAAAACTTTCCCATAGTGTAAAACAAGACTTACAACGGAAAGGCATAGTTGTTCCCGTAAAAAATCGAGATGGATCTATATCAGTTGGTTATTTTACTATTATTAAAACACAGGTAGGCTACGCAATATTAGATCCGTTACACGATCCTGTTGTTGATCGTATAAATTTACCACAGACTGCTATACTTGTGGCTAATGGGCTTGCTCTAGGAAAATACAAAGATGATGCTGTAATAAACTCAGACAGGCAGTATGGATACGCATTGTTTGATGAAGAACTACATCTTAGAGCCATTGCAAACAGCAAGAAAAAGACATTAGAACACTATGAATTAATGACCACAAAAGCATCCATTGCTAAGTCTAAAAAAGAATTCTACAAGAAAACCCTGTTAAATAGATACGAAAAACTTATTCAACTCGTATAAATACATTTAACTTATTTTGGAAACGTTATGAAGACAACTGATTTTAAATCAATAGTTACAAGTACTAAATTGCAAGAAAACATTGCAAAACAATTTGGTACCAGAGTAAACTTGACCAAATACAATCGTGAACAATTAGAAGATATGCGTAATAAATTACGTACTCGTGTTTTCCAACAAGAGGGCGTAAAAGGATTCAACGATCTATTACATAACGAATCATATCAGCAAGACAAAGCAATGTTAGAGTTGCTCAACACAAGGATCAAAGAAATGCTAGGCGAACAAATGCAAAAACTACGTGATCGTATGGATCAACTAAGCGAGGCCAAAAAAGGTACTCGTCCACCTAAAACAAAAATTTCCGCTAAAGGCCCGAAAACTGCCGATAAAGACTACGATGGCGACGGTAAGAAAGAAAGCCCAAAAGACGAAGTCTGGGGTAGTCGTGCTAAAGCCGCTGCCAAAGCAGGCAAGCCATTTAGCGAAGCCGCAAAGCCTGATTTCCTTGACATGGATAAAGATGGCAACAAAAAAGAACCAATGAAGAAAGCCTCTAAAGACAAAAAAGTCAAAGAAGGTTTTCCAACTGTTGATGATGCAAAGAAAGCAGCCGCTGGTACAGCAGGTATGAAGCCAGGTGAGAAAAAGAAGTCTAGCACAGGTGGTGAAATTACTAAAACTGCTACAGGTCTAAAGCACACAGCAGGTAAGAACTACGGTGGTAGTGATGCTCCTAAAACACCTGACAGCGACAAGAAAATTAAAGAAGCAGAAGAAAAGTGTTCTGAGTGCGGCATGTATGAAAACAAGTGTTCTTGTGTCAAAGAAGGTGACATGGGCAAGCACAATAACAAGACTACAGGTTTCAAAGCCCTTGTTAAGAAAGCAGGTGGCGGCGAGAAAGGTAAGAAGATTGCTGGCGCACAATTTCAGAAAATGAAAAAGGCTGGACAACTAGAAGAAAATCAATTCAAACACAATGTTCGTTTTGTAAATGAAAGTCTAGCGTTCTTGATCAATGAAGATGAAGAAGGTAAGGCCAAGGCAATTACAGCCGCCGGCGACATGGTTAACGACTTTACAAGTTGGATGCAACGTGTTGGTCAATATCAAACTAAGACTATGATTGAACTGGCAGATGCTATCAAGGCAGACTTTGGTCAAGCAGAAGCAGAAGCATTTAAACAGTCAGTCGCTCCTGCACTAAGTCAAACACTTGAAGTGTTGACACAACAACGTGAAGCCATTAGTGGCGCTGTTGCTAGTCTAGCAGGTGGAGCCGCTCCAGAAGCCCCAATGGGAATGGAGCCAGGTATGGATACTGCAGGTCCAGACATGATGAACCCAGAGCCAGCAGGTGATGAGTTTGGTGCAAGTGATGCAGCCGCTGGCGGGGCTGAAGCCGCAGGTCGTGCAATCCGTGAAAACAAAGAACAACGTCGCGCACGTAAACTAGCAGAAGCACATAGTATCATTTCAAAACTAGCAAAATGAGATTATTTGAAGTAGACCTTGGGTCTGCTAGAGATGTCCTAGCAGTCATGCAGGGTCTAGCAGACAAAGAAGGGCAGGAAAGTCAACTGCCCTTTCCCGTTGTGATGAACATTCTAAAACCATTTGGATTAGGTATCAGTACACCCGATGCTCTTATTGCTTTAAAAAATAGTGTTGACCCAAACGGTGATGTTATCAAAGATGTATCCGATGATGGTACAATTACATTGAATACCAAAGTACAGGGTGCCGAAACACCAAAAGACGCCGCGGGTAGTGCTCAACAAAAGCCCACAGGTCCTAGTGTGGACAAAATGGCCGCGGCAAATTCAAAGAATTTAGGCTCGAATCTTTGACATTTCAAATTTAGATAGTTATAATTAAGTTATATGACTATCTATACTCCTCCCCCGTTCGTTGAACGATTCCAATATAAAAACTGTAAACAGGTAAACGATCCGGTTACACGTAAACGTGTTTATCAAACCCCAGACGGCGAAACACTACCTAGTGTTACAACCATTTTAAGTGCAACTAAAGACATGACACACTTAAACGAATGGAAGAAAAGAATTGGTGAAGATAAAGCACAACAAATTACCACAGAAGCCGCGGGAGTTGGTACAGCCATGCATGCCAACTTAGAGCGTTTTCTAATTGGCGAACAGAGACAACCGGGTAATAACCCCGTACACGTACAGGCAAATAAAATGGCCGATGTGATTATTGAAAATGGCCTAAGCAAAATGAACGAAGTCTGGGCAATGGAACAATCATTATATTTTCCAGGTTTATACAGTGGTACAACTGACCTGGTGGGTGTATACGAAGGTGAACCAGCAGTTTGCGATCATAAACAAACCAACAAGCCTAAAAAAGCAGAGTGGGTAGAGGATTACTATATACAATTGGTTGCCTATATATTAGCACATAATGAAGTCTACGGTACTAATATTCGAAGAGGTGTTGTGTTTATGTGCAGTAGAGATCTGCAATATCAACAGTTTGATCTAAACAAGGATAACTTCAACAAATACGAAGACATGTGGTTGAGTAAAGTTGAAGAATATTATACTATAGGCATGCGAGGCATGAAGCAAATGCTTACACAGTAAGATAAATATCCCATAACAGGGATATTTTTATGGCCGTCATTGAAATTGCAAAAATACAGGTCCGAAGAGGACAAGAAAACGTTACAGGCGTACCACAGTTAGATCCTGGCGAGTTTGGCTGGGCAGAAGATACACAGCATCTTTACATAGGTAAAAGAATTGTTGAAGGTGCTAGCAGTGACGCAAATACACGTATCTTAACTGATGTAGACTTAAGAAATATTTTTGATGTACTCGGCGGTGGTACTTCGGGTTCTGTTGCCAGTACCAGTACCTACAGATATAGAGATGATTTAGATTTTTTATATTTCAGAAGTACAACTACTACAGTTGGTAAGAAATTAGATCTATTTGCCAGCCTTTCAGATTTTAGTCAAACAACACTAAGCGGAGATATCACACAGGTATTAAAAACTGCTATTAATGATATATACTCAAATAATTATTATGGCACAGCAACTATAAGAACACTAAAAATACCTGCAGGACAATTTACTATTTCTGGAATAGTTGACCTTCCGCCAATGGTAACATTGATAGGAGAAGGTGCTGGTATTACAACATTAGTTTTAGACAGTGCAGGTACAGGTATGTTTAGAACAGTTGATGCGCTTGGTGCTCACTTTGAACAAGGAATGCAATTTGACGGTCGTGCATCCATGGACGTCAGCATCTCCGACATGACATTGGCCTACAGTGGAAATTATGCCAACATATATCCATTAATTTATTTAGATAACACTGAGCGTCCTAAAATTAAAAATGTTGAATTTACTACACTCAACACAGTTACTAATGTGCTAACCGGTATAGGAATTGTAGTACAAGGATCTATCGGTACTGATGAAAGTACAGTTATCTGTAGGGACATTGAAATTTCTGACTGTAACTTTTCTGCAATGAGAAGTGCTATAGCAGAGTCTGGTCAGATTAGTAATACTGTTATTGCAAACAATGTTTTTTCAAATTTAAGAACTGGAATATTTATAACCACTGGAACAAATTCATCAGCGATGCCTCACAATATCAATATTTCTAAAAATAAATTTACATTTATGTATAATGAAGCAATCGGTGTAACAACTTCTACAGATTACACAGGAATAATTAGTTCTGAAAATTCTTATTACTATGCCGGTAACAGATCATTTAGTCCCGATCAAACTATAGGTGGACCTGCAAGACCAGTTTTAATATTCAATGCCCCAGGTAATGTATCATTAAACGATACATTTAACAGAGCAGATGTTGCCTACGGAAACAATTTTTATTATAATCCTCTTGTCAGTGCCAATGCAAAAATAGTTGATAGTAAAACTAGAACCTTTTTAATAAATGCCAATACTCAAAATCAACTTATCAGAAAAATTCCATTAACTGGCCGAGACCAAATGGCCACTATTGAGTACCAATTAAATAATGCAGGTATGAGTAGAAAAGGTAGATTAACATTAAACATATCTTCTGACAGTTATGCCAGTGTAAGTGACTATTATAATTTTAGTGAAGTAGATACAAACGAATCTTACAACTTGGTATTTTCAACCGATAGCAATACTACAAGCAACTTTGTTAGTCTTACATGTTCTAGTTTTTCTGCATATAATACAGTAATGGAATATACAATAGATATAACGGTTTAATAGATGTTTCAAAAAACAGTTGATGAAAGATTGTCTCATTGGGCAAACTTTCGCAAACACATTGATACCAGTCGAGATCCTTTTTTAGATGTATGTGAATTTTGGAGAACTGCTCCTTATGTACCTTACAACAATAATGTGGATCCCTACAACCAAAAGTCATGGCCGACACCTTGGGAAATAATTGTTCGAAACAGGTATGATGATTTTACCAAGGCTCTAATGATTGGCTGGACATTACGATTGACAGAGAAATTCAAAACTGCAAAGATTGAAATTAAAACTCTTGTAAATGACCAAAAAACCTGTTACTATAACATAGTATGTGTTGATGACCATTGGGCTATAAACTACAACGATAATGGGCCGGTATTGCTTGAAAGTATACCAGACTCGTTTTTCATTGAAAATATAATAGAACTAAATGGGTCCTGGTAAATATCATCCTCAGCACTAATAAGGTTAAACAAATATGATTACAGTTGTCAAGCGCAATGGAGAGCGTGTTCCTCTCGATATTTCCAAGATCCAGAGACAGGTTGCCCATGCTTGCAGAGGCATTGATGGGGTCAGTCCATCAATGGTTGAAATTAAAGCACAGATAGAATTACACGACGGAATGAGTACTGAGACAATAGATGAACTATTGTTAAAGGCCATGGTGGACCTTATAGACGAAACAGAAAATCCTGAAATCAATAATGTTAATTACCAGTATGTTGCTGGTCGTCAACGTGTCAGTATGCTACGCAAAGAAGTATATGGAGAGTATGAGCCTCCTAAACTATATGAGATAGTAAAGAAGAATGTTGATGCAGGCATGTATACAAAAGAATTACTAGAATGGTATACAGAAGATGAATGGAACATTATTGATCTATTCATTGACCATAGTAAGGACGAAGAATACACTTACGCCGCCATTGCACAACTAAGTGAAAAATATCTAGTACAAAATCGTGCCACTGGTACTATATATGAAACACCACAGGTACGTTATGCTATAGCATCTGCAACAGCGTTCCATAGTGAACCAAAAGAAACAAGATTAAAATATGTTAAAGAATATTATGAATGTGCGTCGGATGGCCATTTTACTTTGGCTACTCCTGTGCTTGCCGGCCTTGGTACTACCACTAAGCAGTTTTCAAGTTGTGTGCTTATTAGCAGTGATGATACTCTTGATTCGATATTTGCTGCCGGCGAAATGATGGCCAAATATGCATCAAAACGAGCCGGAATTGGCCTAGAAATAGGTCGGATTCGTCCGTTAGGTGCACCAATTCGCAACGGAGAAATCAAACATACGGGTATGATACCCTTTTTAAAGAAATGGTTCAGTGACCTACGTTCATGCAGTCAAGGCGGTATCCGCAATGCGTCATGTACAGTTACATTTCCTATTTGGCATTATCAATTTGAAGACCTTATTGTACTAAAAAATAATCAGGGCACTGATGAGACTCGTGTACGCCAAATGGATTATAGTGTTGTAGTTAATGCCATGTTTTGGAGACGTTATAAAAATGGTGAAAATATTTCATTGTTTGATCCAGCAGAAGTTCCGGACCTCTACGAAGCCTACTACAGAGATAGTGCAGAATTTGAAAAGTTGTATCTACAATATGAACAAGATAAGACAATTAAAAAGAAAACGGTATCAGCAGATGAGATATTCAAAAATGGAATTCTTAAAGAAAGAACTGATACTGGGAGGATTTATCTTGTCAATATTGACAACGTCATCAACCAAGGTCCGTTTGATACAACCGTGGATCCAATATATCAATCAAACCTATGCCAAGAGATACTTTTACCCACCCGTCCTTTCCAGAGAATTGAAGATCCAGAGGGACGCATTGCTCTTTGCACTCTTGGCAGTATAAATTGGGGTGCGTTCCGCAATCCACAAGAAATGCGTAAAGCCTGTCGTGTGCTAGTTCGTAGTTTAAGCAACTTATTAAACTATCAGGACTTCCTAAGCATACAGAGCAAGTTGGCAAATAAAGAATTTGAACCATTAGGTGTTGGTATTACTAACTTGGCTTATTGGCATGCCCGTAAGAGTTTTAAGTATGGAACACCTGAAGCACTTGCAGAAGTCAAGCGTTGGATGGAACATCAAGCATACTACCTTACTGAGACCAGTGTAGAACTTGCCCAAGAAAGAGGGGCCTGCGAACGTAGTTCCTACACATGGTATGGTAAGGGAGTATTTCCTTGGGAACGTCGTAACGAAGGTGTTAATGAACTAACTGACTTTACACCTAGTTTAGATTGGGAACCACTACGTGCTAAACTGAAACAGTATGGCATCCGTAATGCTACCTTAATGGCAGTGGCACCCGTTGAATCTAGTAGTGTTGTACTAAACAGTACTAATGGTATTGAAATGCCAATGGAAATGATCAGCGTTAAAGAAAGTAAAGCAGGATCATTTGTACAGGTAGTACCGGAGTATCGTCGACTAAAAAACAAATATCAATTAATGTGGGATCAAACTGATTGTGTTGATTATCTAAAAACAGCCGCAGTACTAGCCGCTTATATCGATCAAAGTTTAAGTACTAATACTTTTTATAATCCTGCACACTTTACTGGTGCCAAAGTTCCGGGTACACTAATTGCTAAGAATTTGATGTTAGCATACAAGTGGGGAATTAAAACCATTTATTATAGTTTAATTAATAAAGTTGGTGCCAAGGCCAATGTAACCAATACTAACATTTTGCCAGGTGTTAATACACACAATGGCATTGCAATTAATGCGGCAGACAATGCAATAGTGTATGATGAAATAGAAGATTGTGAGGCGTGTAAATTATGACAGACCCAGACATTGCTGATAAGATTACTAAAATTAAAGATAGTGTAGAATTAATCAATAGTCTTATGGCAGAACTACATGAAAAAAATGTAGAAATTAGAATCAAGTATACTGATTCAACTCTAGACATACCACCCGGTATTGCACTATGGCGTGCCACCGAGCATGTTGACTATTTAAAAAATAATTAATATGGTTAATTTATCAAATTTGCCACAGGCTGTGTATCGCCGCCACGAAATACCCAATGCAGATTACCTTATGAGTTTTCAGCAGGCTCTGCGAGACGAATTTGTAAACGGGTATAAAAGCCTTGAACACATATCTAGGTTTATAGGAAGACCTAGTCTTAATAGAAAAGATTATCCAGGTGCACCTGCCGGATATTCTGCATCTTCGGAACTAATACAGACTAAAGATCCTAAAACTAAGCAATATCGTCCTGACCTTAAAGGATGGTTAAGTGTATTATTTAAATATAATATAGGCGATCCTAATTCTCCTGCAAACTATGAAATGAATTCATTAGATGGTCGTGCTATAAAATTTAAAACAGCATATTCTTTGGTAAAAGAATTTGGAGATAAGTGTCCCATTGCACAATATAGCATTATGGCACCATCTGCAATACTGAATAGACACACTGGTATTGAAAATAGGGATGGAAAGTATATACGCATCCATATTCCGTTGGTCATACCGGAGGGTGATGTATTCCTTGAAGTCAACGGAGAGGAATGTCGTTGGGATGATATATTTGGATTTAATAATCAATTTGCACACAGCGCATATAACTACACCGATGAATATAGGCTTGTATTCATAATTGATTTAGATAGAGAATATATAGGTATGGAGCCCGGAGCATCATATGATGAAAGATTTGACGAGTTAGCGAAGAAACCATTTATAAGAAAATTACAGGGACAAACACATGAGTAAAGCACAATACGATATATCAAAACAAACAAATTATCTCAAACGTAAGATGTTTCTAGATCCAGAAGGTCCAGTTACAGTACAACGTTTTGAGGAAGTCAAGTATCCTAAGATTGCCAAGTTTGAAGAACTAGCACGTGGCTTCTTTTGGGTACCAGAAGAAATCAGTCTTACCAAAGACAAGATGGATCACAAGGATGCCAGCGATGCAGTTAAGCATATTTTTACTTCTAATCTATTGCGCCAGACTGCTTTGGATTCCATTCAGGGTCGTGCACCTAACCAGGTATTCAGCCCAGTTATCTCAATTCCGGAACTTGAGGCATTAGTAAGCAATTGGAGTTTCTTTGAAACTAACATTCATAGTAAATCATACAGTCACATTATTCGTAACGTCTACGGTGTGCCTAAGGAAGAATTCAATAAAATTCACGATACTAAAGAAATTGTAGAAATGTCTAGTAGTGTTGGCAAATACTATGATGAATTGCATAGATTGAATTGCTTGAAAGAAATTAATGACCCAACAAAAGAATGTGTAATAGAGCCAGTACATATTAAAGCAATTTGGATGGCATTGAATGCCAGTTACGCATTAGAAGCACTTCGATTTATGGTATCATTTGCTACAAGCCTTGCAATGGTTGAAAATAAAATTTATATTGGAAATGGTAACATCATTAGCCTAATTTTACAGGACGAGATTTTACATGCTGACTGGACCGCTTGGCTAATTAATAATGTTGTTAAAGAAGATGATCGTTTTGTTAAAGCCAAAGAAGAATGTGAAGCAGAAGTCTATCAAATGTACTTAGATGTTATCCGAGAAGAAAAAGAATGGGCAGAGTATTTGTTTAGTAAGGGACCAGTTATTGGACTTAATGCTACAATTTTAAAAGACTTTGTTGACTACACAGCATTTACACGCTTAAAAGAAATCGGCATCAAGTACGCAGATGAGCATCCAAGATCAAGTCCTATTCCTTGGTTTAATAAACACGTGAATATTAATAAGAAACAAACTGCACTACAAGAAAACGAAAGCACCAATTATGTCATTGGTGTTATGAGTGATGCAGTTGAATATGCAGAATTACCAGATCTATAAGGAAAGTAAAAAATGAAAGCAGTTATTTGGAGTAAGTATCATTGCCCCTATTGCGATCAAGCAAAGGCATTGTTAACTATGAAAGGTATCCCATTTGAAGAAAAGAAAATTGGAGATGGATATACCAAAGAAGAATTATTAGAAGCCGTTCCTACAGCACGTACAGTTCCTCAAATCTTCTTAGACGATCAACTTATTGGCGGCTTTACAGAATTAAAGGCACATCTAAATGGATGATAATATCAGCGTCACTATTCCGGAGATTGATCTGTCTCCCTTAGGTTACACAATAGATATGTCCACGGCTAATGCTAACTTTAACTACGGAAACATTACAATATCATCAACGGCTTCAAGCGGTGCCTTTCTTACTAGCAACGGATTAAATGGATCTAGTTGGTCAACAGTAGGATCAAGTTATAGTCAACCGTCATTAAAGGTCACTGGTGATGCTGACTTTGAAGGTGATATCAAAGTAAAAGGTCACAGTCTTGTAAAACTTTTAAAAACTATTGAAGATAGATTGGCTATTATACAAGACCCTAGTCCAGAGAAACTAGAAAAGTTTGCCGCCCTTAAAAAGGCCTACGAACACTATAAAACATTAGAACGCTTAATAGGCGAAGAATAAAGGAAAATATGTTAATTCAAAAACCAGTCGCAGAAGGCGATATTGTAAGTATCAAATTAGTAAACGGCGATGAACTAATTGCCAGACTTGAAAAAGATGACCACAACGGGATCACTATCAACCGTCCACTAGCATTAACCATGAGTGGTCAAGGACTAGGAATGATTCCGTGGGTATTTCTGGGAGACCGAGAGACTATGACTCTTAAGCGTGAACATGTATTTGTCATAGTACCTAGCAAGAAAGATGCCGCAGATCAATATATGCAGGGAACCACCGGTATTGCACTTCGTTAAATAAGTGTATAGGAGATAAAGTATGCCATATGTACCAGGTGGAACAAGTCAAGGTGATAGCGGATTAGCCGAAGTTGCAGATGTATACCACAGTCCAAATGTATTTGCTAATTTTATTCCCATAGCATTATGGGATAGCCCTTCCGGTACAGGTGCCGCCGCCGCAATAAGCGTTGCAATTAACGCTCCTACGTTTGCACAAGAAAGTGCTGTCACAGAAGCAATCGAAGGCGATGCTGATAGTCCTGCCGCAGTGGAAGCACAGCAAAAAGCATTGATTGCCGCAGGTGTAATTACACAGGCGGACATTGACAAAGGTACAGCGGCAACAACTAATCCTGCTCAATCAAATACCGCACCACCTCCAGCCGGAGTAACACAAGGTGTAGTAGACGGTGCTGTAACTGTTGGCGGAGTTGTTGATGATACACTACTTTGTGTTGGTCCTTTGACTGGCATAAACTATTATGTAAAAACTGTCACAAAACAACCTGGTGTTATATTCCCATATGACGTTGCCACAGTTGCACCGCAGAATGGAGTATCGGTACAGGAAGTCTGCGACAATCTCCGACTGCTAATTATTAACTGTTTCGATCCAATTAAGAAACAGTATCCAGATGCGTTTATGACCTGTTCGTTTAGAAAACGTGGATCGGGCAGTCCAACTAGTCAACACCCACTAGGTATGGCCTGTGATATTCAATATGCTAAAGCAAGTAAGGCTGAGTATTATACTCGAGCACTTTGGGTAAAAGATAATGCCAAATATGATCAATTCTTACTAGAGTACAAAACTACAGGAACCGGAATGCCTTGGCATCATATTAGTTTTAACAAAGCAGGTAACCGTGGACAAGTTTGTACATTTATGAATGATAAAAATGCCAAAGGTCCGGGTGCTACTGGATTATTTGATTTAAGTAATGCTTGACATTACGGTAAAATAACGCTATACTAGTAGTAAGGAGATAGCAAATGGCAAACGAATTGGCAAAATATCTAAATTCTCGTCGTCGCCAAAAAGATGAAAATGCTATTAGAAAGCAACTTAAAATTGCTAAAGCACATACTCATTTTCCGGACGAAAATAAGGTAGTCAAAGAACCTCATAGATTAGCAAAACATCATGCTATGGATTGTGGTAATCCAGAATGTTATCTTTGCGGTAATCCGCGTAAGACACATAAAGACAAACTTACACAGCAAGAAAAACGCCTTTTCCAAGATACAGAAAAGATCACAGACCGACACAGTAATGGATTAAAGAATGACAAAGAAGATCTACTATGAAAAAATTGGCCGCAAATATGTTCCAGTTGCAGAGTATGACAGCACCTATTTGGATAGTTTTCCAAAAGGTAATCACTTGGTTATGTGTTATCCCGGAGGCAGTAGTCGTCGGTTCAATATTGATCCTAACTATGCCGCGATGATCGCTGCCGGCCGTGTTGCTGAAGATGCTATTAGTTCAGCAGTTGTAAAGGCCAGTGAAATGCGTCCGCGTAGAACTCCAATTACAGAAAAGCAACGTAAGGCTTGGGAAAATTTAGCCAAAGCCTTTGGAGAAGAAGTTTATTATATCGAACTTCCTAGTGCTAGAGAAATTGCCGAAGCAGGTGTAAAGGCTATGCAAGAAGAAGCAGAAAAGTTAATGACTCATCCGGCGGTAAAACGTTCTTATGAAAACTTCCAAATTGTTTCTAAACTTGTCAGCGAAACTGAAAGGTAAAGCGTTAAATATATATGCCCCTAGGGGTAAACTAGTGTAACTGGTTGCTAGGGTGCAAGGCCCTAAGGTCAGACGGAGGCCGTCCATGCCCTAGGGTTCCGTCAAAATTTTGGAGAAGATTATGAAAAAGATTCT